TCCTGTAGTATATGGCTCACCTGAAAGATGGAAATCAGTACAGAAATCTGGAATATATAAAGACAAAAAAGGTAAAGTGCAATTTCCTGTAATAGTATATAAAAGAACGTCAGTTGAAAAAAATAAATCATTAGGTAATAAAGTAGATACTACAAATCCATTATACGCGTCTTTTCAAAAAAGTTATACAAATAGAAATAAATATGATAACTTTGAAGTGTTAAACAATAGAAAGCCCCAAACACAATTCCATAATATAGTAGTACCAGATTATGTTAAACTATCATACAGCTGCATTATATTTACAGAGTATCTTGAACAATTAAACAAGATCGTTGAAGATATAAATTATGCTGGTGGCCAATATTGGGGACAGGATGAATCATTCAAGTTTCTTTCTACAATTGATAGTTTTGATATTGAGTCAGTTGCAGAGCAAGGAGAGGATAGAATATCAAAAGCAACTTTTTCACTTAAAATGGATGGGTTTGTAATACCTGACAACATACAAAAAGCAATGAGTAATTATAATCCTAAAGATTATGGAAAAGTAAAGATACAGATTGAAGCAGAATCCGTAAAGACATTAGATAGTATAGGAGGTGGCAACAAACAAATAAGCGAAGACAGTTTTGCAAAAAAAGCATCTGATAGTATAGACCGACAATCAGATATGAAGAAGATGAAATAATAACAGGTTATTAAAGGAGAACAAAGATGGCACAAGTAAAATCAAATGAAGGTACAAAGTTTACCGAAGAAGAAATGGAAAAAATTTCCAAAATTAAAGTACAGTACAACGAATCTACAATTAGACTAGGACAGATAACAATTGATAAGTTGTTGTTAGAAGAAGAAGAATCTAGTTTAGCTAAACAATATCGTGAAATTAGAAGTAGCGAAATTGCATTAGCAAAAGAGCTTTCTAATAAGTATGGTGTAGGCAATTTAGATTTAGAAACAGGTGTGTTTATACCTGCAAAATAAATTTTTTGAGTTTGCGACTTTATATTTATTATATGAATTATAACGTGAATAGAAACATATTTTTACATAGCAAGGAGATAATAAATGGCTGAAAAAATAATTAGCCCGGGTGTATTTACAAGAGAAAACGATCTATCTTTTGTACAAACAGGAGTAGCCGCAATTGGAGCTGCAATAATAGGTCCAACTGTTAAAGGTCCGGCAATGATACCAACATTGGTATTTTCATACTCAGAATATCAAGCATTATTTGGCGATTCGTTCAAGTCAGGTAGTGATTATTACCAATATTTAACATCAATTACTGCAAAAGAATATCTGAAACATGGTGGTCCTGCAACAGTTACTAGAATCCTGCCAGGAGCTTATGCTAATGCTACAGCTTCTGCACATATGGAAAGAACTGCTGTAGCTGGACAAGAACCTTCAAGTTCACTAGCAATAGTAACGGGAGGTACAGAAGGTGTAAGAATTAGTTATACTGCATCAGATGGTGACACTTTCTTATTTCTTTCAGAAGATGAACCAAATATTCCACAAAACAATGAGACAGATGGAATTTATTATTTCGTTAATCACGCTACATCAGCTAATTTTGTTACAAACTTTATAGCTGGTAATCCTTCGGAATCATCAGGAGCTGGTATAACATTTGCAGCATTAACTGGAGATACAGCAGCTGTAGGTGCAGCAGGATTTATTGACTTTACAGGTTCAAATGGAACTTTCGGTGAAATGGCAGCTACTTCACATTCAGCTTTAACAGAAGCAATACCTGCAACAGCTGGAACTATGCTATCGCTTAACGCATCAGCATCTGTAGCAGCATTAACTGTACAGCCTGGTGTTCCAAAATCTGGTTCAACTGGAGACGACTTTACTGCATCATTTGCAATAAAAACAGTTAGCGATGGTTTAGTTATGAATAGTACTCCAATAGATTCATCTGGAAACCTTGCAGTAGGAACAAACGATATTTATACAAAAGATGATATAAAATATGGTACAAAAGATAATTTAAGATGGCAAATATCAACAGTATTACCTAAAAAAGGTACATTTACTTTATTAGTAAGACGAGGTGATGATAGCTCTAAGCGTAAAGTTATTTTAGAAACTTGGTCTGGTTGTTCATTAGACCCTCAAACAAATAACTATTTAGGTAGTGTTGTAGGTACGGCATTTAATACAATAGGAAATGCAGCTCAGGCAGATATATACATTCAACCATCTGGCTCTTGGCCAAACAGAAGTAAATATATTTACATAGACGAAAATTCAGTACTTCAAACAGTTGATTATTTAGATGACAATGGAAATTTAGTTGATACAACAGCAACTGCATCATTACCTATGTTATCATCTGGTTCATTCGGTGGTGGTTCTGATGGTGATATGCTTCTTTCACCTAACAAATTCTATCAAGATATAGAACAAACAAATGTACAAGGAGTAAATGCTCTATTAGGACAAACTGGTAATCAAGCTTATTTAGATGCAATTAACTTAATGTCCAATCAAGATGAATTTGATATCAATCTTATCGTAACACCAGGTATTAACGACAACATGCATAACAACATTACAGAAAAATTACTTACTATGTGTGAAGAACGTGGAGATGTGATGACAATCATTGACCCTGTACCATTTGGTAAAGAAATTGCAAATGCTGTAACAGAAGCAAATGATAAAGATTCTTCATACGGAGCTATGTATTGGCCGTGGGTACAAATTGCGGACTCTCAAACAGGAAGATATGTTTGGGTACCACAATCAACTATCATGCCTGGTATATATGCATTCAACGATAAGGTATCAGCTGAATGGTTTGCACCTGCAGGTTTGAATAGAGGTGGACAAGAAATAGTAGTACAAGCAGAGAGAAAATTAACTCATTCTAATAGAGATACTTTATATGAAGCTAACGTCAATCCAGTTGCAACATTCCCTGGAGAAGGGGTTGTAGTTTGGGGACAGAAAACTCTTCAAAAGAAATCATCTGCATTAGATAGAGTAAACGTAAGAAGATTATTAATTAACCTTAAGAAATTTATTGCTTCTGTTTCTAAGTATTTAATATTTGAAAACAATACAGCAACAACAAGAAATAGATTCTTATCACAAGTTAACCCTTACATGGAATCAGTACAACAACGACAAGGTTTATATGCTTTCAAGGTAGTAATGGACGAATCAAATAATACACCAGATGTGATCGATAGAAACATCATGAAAGGTGATATATTTATTCAACCAGCTAAGGCAGCAGAATTCATTGTTATTGACTTTAATGTAATGCCAACAGGCGCAACTTTTAACGATTAATGATATTTATATTAAACAGGAGATAAATAAATGGCAAACTTAATAGACCCAACGGAAATGATGTTCACAGCCTTTGAACCAAAGGTAAAAAACAGATACGTATTTTATGTAGACGGACTTCCTTCATACTTAATTAGAAAAGCTGCAAGACCAAAGATTGTAAATGGTGATGTAACGCTTAAACACATAAACAACGAAAGACACTTAAAAGGTAGAAGTACTTGGGAAACTATTTCGTTAGAAATGTACGATCCAATTGTTCCATCAGGAGCTCAGGCTGTTATGGAGTGGGTAAGACTACACCACGAATCAGTGACAGGTAGAAATGGATATGCAGACTTTTATAAAAAAGACTGTACAATTAATATTCTAGGACCTGTAGGTGATAAGGTTGAAGAATGGACATTGAAAGGTGCATTTATTGTTGATGCTGATTTTGGTGAAATAACATGGGAAAACGATGCGGAAGCAGCGATAATTACTATGACACTAAGATTCGATTACGCTATCTTACAATACTAATAATATTTAATAACAAATAATAGCCCAAGTTTTTTTGGGCTATTTTTTTGTTTATATATATTTATATATACAAGTTATGATTAAACACAATAAAGGAGCAAGAATATGACAAAGGTAACAGAAGATTATCCAGGAGCTGAACTTTCAACTAAGCAGTTAAAAGACAAATTAGTTCAAGATACAGAAATCAAACAAATAAAAGAATCTAAATTCCCAACAGAAGTTGTGGATTTACCAAGTAAAGGGCTATTATATCCAGAAGGACACCCTTTATCATCTGGTCGTATAGAAATGAAATATATGACAGCTAAAGAAGAAGATATTCTCACATCACAAAATCTTATTCAGAAAGGTATAGTAATTGATATGCTATTACGTTCGCTTATTGTAGGTAACGGAGAAGGCAAGAAAGTTAATTATGATGATCTTGTATTAGGAGATAAAAATGCAGTAATGGTAGCAGCAAGAGTATTAGGTTATGGTGCTGACTATCCTGTAGAGATGGCTTGTCCTAAATGCCAGCACAAACAAGAAGAAAAAGTTAACTTAGCAGAATTAGAAAACAAAGATGTCGATTATAATTCATTTTCAAATGAAAATAGATTTGAATTCATGCTACCTCTTTCAAAGAAAAACTTAACATTCAGAATTTTAACACACGCAGACGAAACAGCTGTTACTGAAACATCTAAAAGAATGAAGAAACGTGCCCACTCATCTCAAATTTCATATGAATTAACTAGTAGACTTAAGCAGATGATTGTTGCAGTTGATGGGAATGAAGAAAGAAAAGAAATAGATAGTTTTGTAGAAAATGAATTTATTTCTCGTGATTCATTAGCATTTAGAAAACATTTAGATGTAATTACTCCTGATATTGATATGGTACACTTTTTTGAATGCTCTCAATGTCAATACGAAGACACATCAACAATTCCTTTATCCGTTGAGTTTTTTTGGCCTAGGGTCTAAATATAGGCCCATTCTACACGAACAGATATTTCAACTTCTGTATTTTTCTAATGGTGGGTTTTCTCACGACGATGTATATAATATGCCTGTTTATCTTAGAATATTCTATTATAAGAAATTAAACGAACAGCATAAAAAAGAGAATGCAGAGATGGAAAAATCTAAGAAAGGAGGAGGCTCATCTCCTAAAGGAATAAACATCCCTTCATTCGCAAAATCTCCAAAATCTTGATATTTATATTAAACTAATAATACACAAGGAGACATGTCATGAGTGATAAAATTCTACGAAGCAAAATAAAAGAGATGGTTGAAGAAGAAATCTCAAACAATAAAGATATAACCCGTGAAGGTATATTTGATAGAATTATTGACAGAATTGGCAGAGCTCAAAAACGTTCAGCTGACAAAGGTTTTCTAAAGAGTTTGGAAAAATTATCTCAAACAAAAGATGGTAAACAAAAGGTAGACGATTTTATTGCATATCAAGATAAGATTGAAAAAATAACATCTGATGCTGAAGATTTAATAACAAAATACGGATTGTAATAAATGGCTAGTGATGACGCTGCAGAAGCTCAAAAAGCTCAAAAAATAGCGGTAGAAACCGAAAAGACAAGTAGATCTATTAAAAGTCTTATGAGTGAGATTCTTGATACAAAGAAACTCATAACTGATGATGATATAAAGCGAGCTAAAATAACTCGTGATTTAGCAAACATCATGAAAACGTCATACGGTACAGCCAAGCAACTACTCTCAATAAAAGAAAAAGAAAAAAGTCTTGCAACTCAGTTACAAGACACTCAAAGACAGGCAGCTATAGACGGCTCAGAGCAAGTTAAAAATGCCCAAAGTTTACTTGACAAATACAATAAAAGAATAGAGCGTGAAAAGAAGATTGATGAATGGACAGGTAAGTGGAAAGATAAATGGGACGAATTTTGGGAAATAGCTCAAGACCCTAAAATAGCACAAGGTTTATTTTTAATAGCACTTACAGCTGAAGCTAAGAAATTTGCAGGTTCATTAACTGATATGGCAGATAATATGGGAATGACTGTTCAGCAATCTATGGAACTAGGTCCTTCAATGTTGTCCGCAGGAATATCGGGTGCACTGTTTGGTGTTAGCATGAAAGAATCTGCAGCAGCTATGGCAGGACTTGCAGAAGGTGCAGGAAGTCTCAAAGGTCTATCAGGCGATGCTGCAGTAGAAACTGCAAAGCTAGCATTTAATATAGGTTTGTCAGAACAAGAAACAGGTAAGTTGTTAGCAAGAAATATGCTTTTAACTGGTGAGACGTTAGAACAAAGTAAGGCTAGTTTACAAACAGTAGCAAATCTAGCAAGAGGTGCGAAATTACCTATTGGAAAGGTAATGAAAGATGTTGCAAACAATATGGATATGATGGCTAAGTTTGGAAACAAGACAGTTGAAGAACTTGGTAAGGCAGCAGTAGAAGCGCAAAAGATGGGAGCAACACTTTCAGACATAGCAGGATTTGGTGAAGCTATGATGGATGTAGATAATGCTAGAAATAAAGCTATGCAGCTATCGGTATTATTAGGCAGATCAATAAATGTTGAAAAAGTACAGGCATTAATATATGCTGGTAAGGAAACTGAAGGTTATCAAGAAATGCTGAAGCAACTTGGCGGTATACAAGGATTCAATAAGATGGATTATTTCGCCAGAAGAGATGCTGCAGCAATGATGGGAATATCAGTTGGTGAATTACAAAAACAAATGAATCTTGCAGCAGGACTTAGTGAAACAGGCGAAAAGCAAGCTTCAAAGCAATCTGAAATTGCAGCATTGGCTACAAAAATAGGAGGCTATTGGAAAGAAAATGGAGCATTTATGGCTGCAGCACTTAACGCAACAGCTTCTCTTCAACAATTAAATGTAATTGGATGGGCAAAACAAAAATTACACTGGATCAAAGAAAAAGGTCACATGCTATGGAAAAAAGCTTTTGGAGGTGGTGCAGCTCAAGCTCTTGCAAAAGGACCGATGAAAGCTGATGGTTCTCCAGATATGAGATTCAAAGCAAATAAAGGTGCAAAAGGTTTAGTTGGTAAGATACAAAAGCCTCTTGATAGTGGTAATAAGTTGTCAGGGAAGATGGATAAGATACCTGCGAAAAAAGGCAATGTAATATCAAGATTTTTTAATTCATTCAAAAAAGTAAATTGGTCTTCAATATTAAAGGCTGTAGTTGCTATGACACTTATGGGAGTATCATTGCTTGCATTTGTACCAGGATTTTCAGCGTTAGCAACAGTACCTGTTTCAGGTATACTTGCAGGAATAGGAACACTATTTGCAATGACACTTGCCATGAAATTCATGGGTAAAGCAACAAGTAGTATATTAAAAGGTTCTGCAGGATTATTAATAATGGGAGCAGCATTAATACCTGCAGCATACGCATTCCAAATGATAGCAGAGGTTCCAGCTGGAGCAATGTTTGCATTCGCTGGCGCGCTATCGGTATTAGGTGTAGTATTTGCATTACTTGGTATGTTAGGTACATTACCTGTAGGAGCTGCTGGATTGTTAATAATGGCAATAGCAATGATACCTGCTGCACTTGCATTCCAAATGATAGCTGGTATTCCAATGGGAGAGATATGGAATTTTGCAGCAGTATTAAGTGTATTAGGTATAGTATTCTCATTACTTGGTATGTTAGGTACATTACCTATAGGCGCACTAGGATTATTACTTATGGCTCCGGCTATGATAATAGCTGCAGTAGCATTTCAAATGGTTGCAGGATTGCCAATGGGTGAGATGTGGAATTTCGCAGCAGTATTAAGTGTGTTAGGTTTAGCATTTGCAGGAATAGGATTTTTACCAACAATATTTGTAGGTGCACTAGGATTGCTAGTAATGGCACCTGCTATGATACTTGCAGCAGTAGCATTTCAAATGATAGCTGGAGTACCTATGGATGCAATGCTAGGATTTGCCGGCGCACTTATAGCGCTAGGTTTGGCATTTGCTTTAATTGGATTTTTACCTACAATATTTGTAGGAGCACTGGGGCTATTGATGCTTTCAGCAGCAATGATACCAGCAGCAGTAGCATTTCAAATGATAGCTGGAGTACCTGTGGATCAGATGATGGGCTTTGCTAAAGTTCTTACAGTATTAGGTTTAGCATTTGCTGCTCTAGGATTTTTATCACCATTTATAATTGCAGGAGCTTTTGCAATGACAGTAGCTTCCGGTGGTTTAATATTATTTGGAACAGCAATGGGAATGATACCTCAAGATTTAATGCAGGGTGAACAAATGTTGTCTATGGCTATGGGTATGGCAGCTATGGGAATTGCTGGTGTAGCAATGTTATTGGGAGCTCCAGGATTCTTTGCAATGTCTGCTGGATTATTTGCATTCGGTGCTGCACTTATGATTATACAACCTTTATTACCTGTAGTTGAAAAACTAGCATCACTAGGTCTTATTGGAGACATGGGAGGTGCAGAATCAACTGCAGGAGGAGGTGGAGGTGGTGGAGACGAAGATAATTTAGTTGTACAGAAGCTAGATGAGTTGATCACATTGATATCTGCAGGAGGCAAGGTTGTAATGGACGGGAAAGAAGTAGGCAAGGTAATACAAATGGCCAAT